CCACATCCTTGGCCTCGTGCCTAACGCTGCCGTCCTGACGGTATCGGAAGCACCGTACATGGCTACGGATGAGACGATCCTCAAAGAAAACATCCTCTACGCCTTCCAAGGTGAGTATGCTTTCAACATGGAGATCAAAGGCTACCAGTGGGATGTTGCCAACGGCGGTTCCAACCCTGACGGAACGGCTATCGCAACCGGAACCAACTGGGACAAAGTTGTTGCTGACAACAAGGATACGGCTGGAGTCATTATTGACGTAGACGCTGAATAATCCAATGGTGACGGAGCGGGGGGCCTTCGGGCCTCCCGCACCTGATCCTTAAAACCGTACTGACATGGGTTCTTGGGCCGACCTTACTCTTGCTGATGCTACGCTGAAAGGCATTGCTCCCGTTGACATGATTGACGGGAACTTTGGCATTTTTGACACCGACATCAACGAGACAAACAGGCTGAATGAGGCCAAGCAGTACATTGAGATGCGTATCGTTGCTAACGACGCTCTTTTCGCGGAACGTGCAGACGGCCCGCAGGAGATCATGGACGCGGCGATAGACATCAACAAGACATACATTGACAACCTGATCCAGCGAATGATCGGGTACAAGTATGTACAGGCTTTTTACGAGACGGAGGCGATGGGTGGTAACAGCCTGTTCCTCGCTCGTGCTGAGATGATGGAGTTCCGCTTCAATGAGACGTTCACCGCTCTTATGCGCGTCTTGATGCGTGATCCCGACTTCTTTGACCAACTGGACGGCACTACCGACGAGGACTTGGCTGCCTTTGAGGGTCCACGCAACTGGGTGGGCTAATGGTCGCACCAAAGTTATTTGGTGAGCTGGACAAGATCATCAAGTCTGTTGGACCAGCCACGGTTAACTACGGAAAGGAGATCGCCAACCACGTTCGCAATAGGACGAGGAACGAAGGCGTTACCATGTATGGCAATCCATTTAAGCCGTACAGCTCTGCTTATGCAGCCAGAAAGAAGGGCGGAAGAGTTACACCCGTTACGCTGACTGACACCAAAAGGATGCTTGACAGCATCAAGGTTCGCAATGAACAGGCTGTCCTTGATTCTAATGGCAGGCTTCAGATAGAGGTTGGTCCGGTTGGCGTAGAGAATATCCGTATTGCAGAAAACCACCAGTTTGGGATTGGTGTGCCAACCCGTCCTTTCATGGGCGTTACACCAGAGGAGCAGAAAGAGCTGCTGCGCGTGTTTGACGACGCTATGTATCGCCCGGTAAGCACCAAGGACGAGATTATATATAAACTGTAATGGCCTACCACAGCACACAGGAAGTATTAGATGCCATCCACGGCCAAGTAGAAAAGACGCTTGGTGACGCGGTGGACTCTGTTGTGCAGTTTCATGGTACTTTGGATCAGGCCATTGACTCACACTTCGGCCAGAGTGCTGGCACAGGTGTTCACAGCATTGTGGTAATTAGCCTCTCAGAAGGCACACCTGGCGTTGTAACAGGCTCTGGCATTCCGCTCTATATGGAAGAGATCGTCAACATCCACGTTGTTACACGGGGGCGCAGAGGCGACTACAAGGGAATGTCCAGCCGACTTATTGAAATTGCTGACGCTTTAACATTTGATCTGTTTGATCAGGACAACAAGCATCAGGATGTGTTGGATCGCGTAGCGGCACACAACTTCGTGTCACGCCGTGCAAGGCCGACCAACGACCCAAACGCTATGGCGTTCTTAGTTACATGGAATATCAAGCCCCGGAGGGCAGACTAATGAAAGTCAAAATTCCGCACTTTATGATTGTTGAGGGAGTCCGCCTTAAGGCTGGAACCGAATATACGGTTGACAAGTCCCTTGACATTCCAGTAGACAAATTCGGCAGACGGATCAGCAAAAAAACATACGATAAACACTTCAAGCCCGCCCCTACGCCAAAAGCAAAAGCCAAGGCGGAGCCGAAAGAAGAACCTAAACCTGAAAAAGAGGACTAAACGATGGCGAGTACGTTTCAAGTAGGAGCGGGCGAAATCACTCAGATCGTAATTGCGGATGGTACAAGCACGGCTACCATTCCAGCAGAAATGATTGAAGGGTATAGCCTTTCCACCGAAAAAGATAGCTTTGATGCTGCTATTGGTCATTCCGTAGATCGCGGCTCAATGACTAAGACATTGGCATTCAATGCCTTCAAGGTTGACCAATTTGATGAGCTTAATGCCATCATGGTCGCCAAGGCCGACACTACGGCGACTGTAACATACATTGGCGGAAATACGCAAGCCCTTAATGAGGGCCGTATTCGCGTAACTCCAATTCTACACAGCGTCAGTGATGTTGAGAGGGTGTATGTTGCGGCGGGCAGTGCTGCAAATGATGACATTCTTAATGGCGAGTCAAGTGGAGTATGGACTGATGTTGGTGTCACACTTGATGTCCCAACCCTGTCATTCTCCTTTCCATTTGACGGCACGGATGGCAATGGCCGACCATTTTTCTCCTCGTGTGCATTTGAGCTTGAGTTCATGCTTCCCGCTGACTACTACAGCACATTCACCGAGGGTGAAACCAAGCGCGTAGCATTTGCACTTCCGCACTCTGGATTTGAGGTATTTACGGGCCGCGTCTACAAGAACTTTGCAGACGAAGATGCTTCTATGCCTCGGGCAATCCGAATTGTACTTCGTGGAGTTAATAGCAATTGGGGCGACCTGATTACGTTTACCGACGGGGCAGGAACAGGCTCAAGTAATGAGCAGATTGATGGCACTGCGGATGCATTGAGCATCCCAGAAAACTACCTGCACGGATTTGCTGTTGAGTTTGTAGCATCTGGATACGATGAGGCAGACGTAAGCAGTTTGGTAACTGAATAAAACAACTAAAGAGGGATCATGGCTAAGATTGACATCAATACAGTCATTAACGGGGAATATGAAGTAGCAGTGGGGAATGAGTATGAGGTGGCTCCGGGAAAATGGGGCCGCCTCCTCCCCCCTACTACTGAGCTTCAGAATCGGGTGTTCAAGATGGCCGAAGAAGAGGGCATGACCGACCTCAAGGTGTGCCGCGAAGTATTGGCTGGGCTACCCGATTTCTCAGACGACAAGGCAATTACTGGGATGGCGAGTAAGGTGGTGCAGGATTTTTTTACGTTAGTGCTGAAGATCGCAGAGAGGCTGAATCCAGGCTCAGCCTTATCCGAGGATTCAGCGACCCAAAAAGCCGAGTCGTAGAGGCGGGCTGGTCCCGCAAGTTCATGCGCGAGACTGACGCATGGACCATTATATGCCTTGAACTGGCCACGGATGACCCTGTAAGGTCAAAGGCCATCAGGGAGCATTGCACGTACACGGAAATTGCCGTGGCTTGGCAGAACAATCGCCGCAAGACTGAGGGTGTCGGCTACAAGATCAAGGATAAATAATGGCTGAGCAGAATGTAGTTATTAAGATCCAAGCTGATGTCTCTAAGGCTACGAATAATGTCAAGGCACTTCAGCAGGTCATTGCCAAGCTATCTGCCTCTGGAACACAGGCTGCCGCTGGAACCAAAAAGGTAGGCAATGCTGCAAAGAAAACCGCAACAGCCTCCCAGCTCCTTGATAAGGAAATAAAAAAGATAATTGCAGGGGAAGCTAATCTTGACAAGGTTGCAGACCTTGCAACACAGGCTCTTGATGAGCAGACAGCTGCCACAAAGCGGCTTGCAGATGTATCTAAAACTGTTGAAGGTGCGGTTGGAAAACAGGGTGCCGCAGTTCTTGGTGCAAACAAGCAGATAGGTGGCCTTGCAGATGCTTCTGGTGCTGCATCCTTTGCTCTGCTATCGCTTGGTCAGGCATTTCAGGACTCTGCTCAGTTTGGGATGGGCTTTGCACAGGGATTTCGTGCAATAAACAACAACATTCAGCAGACATTTACAGCCCTTGCACTTGGCAGCATTCAGGCAGGTGGGTTTGGTAAGCTTCTCAAGTTGATGGGCGGGTCCTTATGGGGTCCAGGCGGGTTGATTCTTGGTTTTTCTGCCGTTACTGCTGCAATTGAGTTCTTTAGCACAAGGGCGCAGCGGGCTAAGAGCGATGGCGAAGAATTTGCAAAGGCTTGGGAAGAGGCATCAAGCAGCCTCATATCTTTCAACAATGCTCTTGAAGGGAAGAAATTTGTAATACCGGAAGATGCACTTGTTGGTGTCGCTGAGGATCTTCGGCGCGAGGTGGGACTAATAACCCAAGCGCAGGAAACGCTTGCAACTGAGGCTGGGGAAAGTGCATTGGAGTTTGGCGAGAAGGCAGGGGATATGCAATCAACCCTTCTTGAAATGCAAGCGAGGCAGCTTGGCCTTGATAAGGAGGTAAATAAAGTACTCCGGGACAGGGAAGGTCTGGAGATGAAAAGGGAAACAGCTGCCTTCATTCTTGCGGGGTATACAGAGGCCGAGATAGCAGCCCGCACGGAGTTACTAACGCAGTTTGACGAGGAGATAGCCCGCAACGAAAAGCTTGAAGTCATTAAGGCTAATCTTGAGGCTCGTGGATTCAAGCTGGAAGAATCCACAAGAAAAACACGAAGGGAAACTGAGAGCTTAACCGAGTTAGAGAGAGCGCGGCTTAAGCTGGCTCAATTAACTGCACAGTTTTCTGGTGACGGGTCGGAAGAGCGTGAGCTTGGGCAGCTGCAAGCACGGATCGGGCTTATGGAGTCCTTGCGGGATAGCACCATAGGGTACTCGCAGTCCATTGAGGAGATGCGCGTTCTCATGAATCAGGTATTGACGCTTAAATTTAATGCGATTACCGGTGAGTTTGAAGACATGGTCGTAGAGGCTGACCCGCTCATTGAGGAGACAGAGAGGCTGCAAGATCTAAATGAAGAACTAAGAGAAAGAATACGGCTTCGCAGGCAGATACTTGGTATTGAGCAGATAGGAGCAGACCAGCTTGTTCAATTAAGCGACACCACAAAAGACTTTACAGACGAATACGCGCGTCAAAATAAGGAAAGAATAAAGGCGGACGCAGAGAGTGCAAAGTCATTCTTTGAGTTGCAGGAGGGAATATCAAAGGGCATAGGCATTGTCTCTCAGTCGTTTGGCTCAATGGGAACAACCTTTATGCAGCTTGCACAGCAGCAGGAGGATGGCAGCAGAAGAATGTTCAAGATAGGCAAGGCATTAGCCATTTCGCAGGCTGTTATGAACTCCTATCAAGCATATACGGCCGCCCTTGCCGACCAAACTATGCCTACGCCAATGAGATACATTGCCGCTGGTGCTGCCCTTGCTGCTGGCCTTGCACAGGTTGCTGCGATTAGGTCCACACAATTTGGCGGGGGCGGCAAAAACGGGCGGCAAATATCAGCACCCAATGTATTTGCTGGAGTAACATCTATTGACGCTCTTCCTGGTGGTGCTGCATCACAAAGGTCAGACTTGTCAGTTGCTACTCTTGGTGGATTTGGAGGGGGTGTTCAGGTTGAGCTTGTTGCACAAGGCAGAAATCTTGTATCGGTGTCCTCAATGGAGACGAGTGCATCTAAACGTAGGTCAGGGCTTCAGACAATCGGTGGGGGAATTATACGCTAATGGCATTTACTTTTGCTCCAAATTGGACATCAGCCAAATATCGCTACTCATTTACGGGTGACGAAGGGACAAGCTATATATGGGAAATCCATGAGGATGGTCACAATAATGGCGGATCACCTACCAATATTGATGCCTCTGGCCGCGACAACTGTGTAACGTCTTGGAAGAATGCGGATGACGATGAGTACTCCCCCTTGATGACAAGCGAAACCAAGGTTTCACTCTTTGACCCAAGCCTTAATGTTATAAATGATTTGCTTGATGCCCTTAGTACGGGTAGTATATCTGATGTAGAAGAGAAATATAGGCTTGTAGTAAGAAGCGGTAATAACCTTAAGTGGGTAGGTAATATTGATCCCGAGGGTATTACCTATGAAGAGGATGGTGCCACACAGCTAAATATTACTGCAACTGACGGGATTGGTCGCCTTGCAAATAAGCCATATATAACAGATACTGCAACGGGTGCACTTCCTGATGGCATTGACTCTATAAAAAATATATTTGTAGAGCTTCTTGACTACACTGGGTTTGACCTTGACATATATATGTCATCGTCATTCTACCCAAAGGCAATGTATTCATTGCCAAGCGACGGCGTTAACAGCAATCCCCTTGAATACATCTATGCTAATAAATATCATTTTCGTGATGTAAAGGGCATAAATGACGGAGTAGCAGCTTGGTCAATAGCGGCACAGGAAGTGCTAAGCTCGCAAGGTTTTCTTGATCCGGGAGACATAGACGAGGATGACAGGCCGATTAGCATCCACTCTGCTCTTGTTGGCCTACTAAAGTCATTTGGGCTTCGGATTGTTCAACAGGATGGCACTTGGCACATCATACAGTGCAACCACCTTGCCAAGGCAACCACCTACAAGAGATGGAAATATGACAGCACAGGCGCGGCAATAGGAGACCCCAACTATGAAGATGTAACAAGTGGGCTTTCTATATCTAACATAACTGTTGCCCGCACTCGCTCTCGTGTAAGCACACTGCCATCCTATTCATCCTCTGTCGTGACCTATGCTCATGGCAGTTCAAACATGATTAGGCTTGGGCAATTTGGGAATATAACAAAAGCCCGTGGCGCATATAGTACAACTTACCCGTGGACCGCTGGCAATGCATCACTTTCAGCAAGGGCTGACAGAGATGGCGGCTTCTCTGGATGGCAAATTGCTGATGTCAACGAGGATCCTACACAAAAAACTGGATTCACCAGGATAGATGACTTCCCTGGCGTATTTAACTTTAATGATAGCTCAGGAAGTTTTACAACATCCATAGGCGGAAGAACTGCATCACAGACGACAAACATTGAGTCTCAGTCTGGTGACAAGCTTAATCTTCAGTTTGAGGTATTCGTAGCACCAAAGGGAGTAACTGTTGGGTCCTTTGATCTTCTTGGCAGGGAAACACCTGAGATTTCTGGTGATGCCTTTGTTGCAGTACAAGTAAAGCTCAATACCTCAACCCCAAGGTATCTTGAGTTGATAGAGCCGAGAGCTGGTGAATGGACAACAACTCCGACATGGATGTCTTGGAGTTGGCTGTCACTGCAAAATTGGAACTCTATTTTTGTCACATCTAATGCTGTTCCGTCTGACGCAACGATAACTGTTACGCTTGGTCCTGTTTTTGATGGCAAGGGAAATCAAGCTGGATCATGCTATTATCAAAATGTTGCGCTCTATCCGGTAGTGTCTGATAGTGCAATATCATTTACCGCCACTTCTTATGTAAACTACATAGATAGGTCAGACCCTCGTCCAAGACAGCACAGCGTAAAGTTTGGAGATGGTCCAACAGGATATACTTCGGGTGCACTGTATACTGCATCTAACAGGTCAGCATTTACTGCTGATTGGGAAGAGGTACTCAATAGTGGCGGCTCTGCATCTGGGCATAGCGGGGCAGATACCAATGAGGAGATTGCCGTTGTTCTTGGCAGGGCAATACTAAAGAGCACAAACAGAATCCGCACCGTGCATGACAGGGCCTTCAATGGTGCTGGACAGATCCTCCTTCCCCTTGATGTTATTATTGATGGATCACGCTATGCTCCGCACAGCCTTGATGCAAACTGGGTAGAAGAATACTCATCTGGGTCTTGGATTAAGCTGGATGAAAATGGGTTTAGCGATGACTTGGAGACGGGCATTAAGTCTGGTGGCTCATCGCTAAGTAGTTGGGGGCGTGGCACGGGCTACAATTCGGGCCTTGTGCTGAATGGATTGCAGCAGTCATTTATATCTGACAACTCAAAGAGGATCACAAGAACCACCGCTGCTATACCTGCTGGGAATGCTACCGCTTCTGTTGCTGTGGAGGAAATAGCAGAGCCACTGCTAAATGACAATGATACTATTGTCATTATATCCCCAACCTTGGAGTGGTATCGGGTAAAGATTACGCAAGATCAACTTGCCACTGCGACAGAGATATTCTTTGATGACCCTGAAAACCCCGGCTCAAACTTTGACTTTCCCAACAGGATACCTGCTGGGGCAAACATCTTTGTTGCCGATGATGAGCTGCTTACGCTCGTGAGGACTGGCGCACAGGGCTTTGCTGTTAGTGTGCTTGGACAAGACCTCGGAACTGTAAATGAAGGCTCAGGCGTAAGTGCAAGCTATACAGATATAGATGTCACAGATTGGACTACGACAGTAAGAGCTGGCAGTACTATTGAGGTTCAGCAGACAGACGGGTCATATGTTACTGCACAGCTTTGGGATGATGCATATAAGGGTGCCACAAATATTCAGATTACGCTGCCTGGTGAACCTGATGTTCAGACGAGCATCACGATGGATCTTACCAGCGGAAAGAAAATATCTCCAACTGGATCTGTTAGCCGCGCCGACTTTACTGTTACTGCTGACGCTATAACGTCATACATCTCTACCGACGGCGACCTTATTGCTACTATTGACACTCCGGCAGAAACTGGCACTAATGTATCAACAGACACTACATTAACCAGCACATTAAAGGCGGGAGATACTGTTTACTTCCACGGCGCAAATACAGGTCGTGTATTTAAGCGCACTGTTGCAACTGTTACTGGCAGAGACTTTACAATTACATCTGCATTTTCTGATCCAGATGTTGTTGCTGTCGGAGACTATGTATTTGGCGGCACCCTTGTTGGAATGCGTATTGACGCTGACGGCGTTGACTTTGTTAACACGCACATCAAGAGCGACAACTGGGCAAGTAGTGGCGGTGTCATAGATGATAACCCTGCAAGTGCAACATATGGAGAGATCACCACGAATGGCACTGCTGGTTGGGTAATTACAAAGTCTGGTGAGGCAGAGTTTGCCAACCTGACTGTTCGTGGCACTTTGTCAACACTTGAGGGGACACTTACTGTAAATACAGCTGGGTTGTTTACCGACGGCACAAATTATGAACTTGGTCCAGATGGCCTTGACTTTTTGATTCCTCTTTCGCCAAGCGCCACTACACAACTACGGTGGTTGAATACGCTTGGTTCTACGTCTGCTGGGTTTGATGTAACCCTTGGTGCATACTACGCAGGGACCGTTGAGGGCGTCCTTGAGGTTGAAGCAGCGTCTATACGCCTTGATACAAGCAACTTCACAACATCTACCGCCAACGAGGGGGTCTTTGTTGACAGTGCTCAGTACCACGGCACCTTCATTGACTTCGCCTCCGCTGCATCCTCAGAGATTGTTGGCTCAAATACTACTGGACTAAAACTAAAGTCCACGAGTGCAAGCGCATCTCTATTATGGCCCGGTGTTGATGGAAATACAGGCGGTCAGGTTCTTTATACGGATGGCGCGGGTACGCTTGCTTTTACTACGGACACGCCTACCGATGGCCAAGTCCTATCGTGGAACACGGGCGGAACGCTTACGTGGGAGACTGTTGCTGGCGGATCCGGGACCTTTACAGGCCTTACAGATACTCCGTCATCTTTCACCGGGTCTGGAGGCCAGTTTGTTCGTGTTAATTCTGGTGCAACAGCCCTTGAGTTTGTTGCTGGCGGATCCGGGACTGGTGATGTTGTTGGTCCTGCCTCTGCTACGGACAATGCAGTCGCTCTTTTCAGCGGCACAACGGGGAAGCTCATAAAGAACTCGTCCCTGACTATCTCCGGCGGAACTGTCACGGCTGGCATTTGGCAAGGAGACGCTATTGCCGTAGGAAAAGGCGGAACAGGGGCAACTACACAGTCGGATGCACGAGACAATCTTGGCCTCACCATTGGAACTGACGTCATGGCGTATGACGCTGCTCTTCAGACAATATCTGCGCTTGTGGACCCCGGCGCAGACAGGCTTCTGTACTGGAATGATGGGGCCAGCTCCTACGGATACTTAACCCTTGATAATAGCAATTTTTCTAACGGGGCTGGCTACCTAACGCAGGTGACGATAAACGCTGGCGATGCCCTTACGGGCGGCGGCACAGGCACGAACCTCACCATAAACCATCAGGACACATCAACACAGGCGAGCCTATCTACCTCAAATGACACAACCGTCACGGCGCTGACACTGGACACCTACGGCCATGTCACTGCACTTACCTCGGTGCCAATCGGCATAAGCATCACAGGAAACACCAGCGGGACACTAACAGTCGCCCGTGGCGGCACAAATGCCACAACAGCGGCAGGTGCAAGAACATCCCTTGGCTTAGAGATCGGCACAGACGTACAGGCGTACGGAATACACCTGAACCAAATATCATCGCTTGGGCAAGTCACTGGGGCGGACAGGATTATGGTGTCCACAGGCGTAGGGGCATGGACTTATAAGTCTGGGGCAACGGCTCGCGGGTCGCTGGGTTTGACTATCGGCACAGACGTACAGGCGTACGACGAGGGGCTATCCGAAATCGCCGCCCTTACTGATCCAAATGCTGATAGGCTCCTCGGTTGGGTTGATGGTGGAGACGCCTACGGCTTTTACTCTGCCGGGACGGGAATAAGCATCGGGTCCAACTCCGTTGCCGTATCAGGCAATCTTGCAGACATCGCTGGCCTCTCAGACCCTAACGACGACAGGATTCTATTCTGGGACGACAGCGCTGATGCCCTCAAGTGGCTGGATCTTGGAGACGGACTCACCATTACCGGAACGAACATACTAACCGATGTCAGAGAGAACAGTGGCGAAATGCTGTTCGGACCCACGATGAACCTTGATGCCACAAGCAGGTCGCTATCTACATACTTAGAGGCACGGATAAACGGCATCCTGTACTACATACCACTATACACGTAGCATGAAAAAGGCAGTCTCTTTTCTCCTCCTTCTTCTCGTTGGCTGTTCAGCCACGCCGACTACGGCACCCGAAGATCCCGGCCCAGATCCTCTTACGGGCGAGTGGCAGGGGCGTATCTACAATGGGAGTACATGGGATGCAGAGGCGTACATCATCCTTGAGGACGGCCAGGGGCTTGGTATCACAAGGCTCTACTATGGTACAAGCGCGTACTTCCAACCGTTCTCCATCCACATCTCAACAGCGGGCAATAGTGCGTCGTTCATCATGATTATGGACTTCGGCCCAAACCTTGAGGCGTGGCGCTACTCTGGATTCGTCTCTGACGAAGGTGAGCTGTGCTTGAATAGGGATTTGTTTGGTGTCCCGACATGGTGCATCCCCCGCGTTGAGGGACCCTCGCTTGATATGCCTAACTAAATTCATCCAGTGGAGAGAAAGGGATTTGACGTTTACAAACGGCATCCTAACGGCAACGGGAACATGGAGTACATGGGAGGACATCGTTGTCATATAATAAACTAAATTTTCACATTTTATTGCGCCGTGTTTAGTCGGTGCATTACCTTAAAGGATCATGGCACAGAAGCGAGTAACAGTTATCGGCCCCCTTGTTCAGCGTACCAATCAGGCTATTACGCTGACGAAGAATAGTGCGTTTACGCAAGCGTCCACTAATGGCAATGCTATTACGGCCTACCTCTATGATGAGGACTCGTTTGAGACTATGACAGGCGGCGTTGATGTGACGGTAGGGTCGCCTACTGGCGCAGCGGCTGACACCGACATTTCTTTTGAGATTGATACGGCAACAGGGATCACACTGAGCAAGCGAACAGAGCGATGGGCATTGCACGTAGTGGATGACACGGGCGAACAGCTTGTGCCGAATAAGGCTACGGGCGACATCGTATTTCTGCTTCTGCAAAAAGCCCCGGCGTAATGGCATTCATTGATAGCCAATATGCCGCAGACTTGGATGTGTCTCAGTACGCATCTGATCTGCAACTATCCCGCTATGCTGCGAACATTTCCCTACGGCAATACGCAGCAGATATTGAAATCATTGGTGCATCTGTCTCCTATTACTGGATGACATTTGAGGATGGCGACATCATACTCTATGAGGATGGCACCATAATGGAATTTGAGGTTGACTAATGGGTCGCAAGTGGACCGACAGTAGTGTTGCCACAGGAACCAGTGTTGCCGCTGGTGATCTGATCCTTACCGTATCCGATCCGTCTGGTACGCCCGTATCTAAGAAGATTACGGTGCAGAACCTCATGGACTCTGATTCTGTCCGTGAGGCTATCAGAGATCACTTAGGAGACGCTGTAATTTCTGGTGGGGCTAACGTCACGGTCACGCACGACGACCCTTCTGATACCATTACAGTGGCTGTCACGAGCCTTGATGGTGCGGTCATTGGATCAGCTACTGCGGCTGCGGCAACCTTTACGGACCTGACCTTTACTGGCACCCTCACAGGCGATGTAGCTGCATCCAACATTACGAGCGGCACCTTTGCCGATGCACGGATCGCTGAGAGCAATGTTACTCAGCACCAAGGTGCTTTGTCTATTACCGAGTCGCAGATTTCTGACTTTGGTACGTATGCCAATGCAGTGCATACTCATGCCGCAAGTGACATTACGAGTGGGACCCTTGCCGATGCACGGATTGCCCAGTCAAATGTAACACAGCACCAGGCGGCACTATCTATTACCGAGTCGCAGATCAGTGATTTCGGCACCTATGCAACGGCAGCTGCACTTACGACACACACGGGAGATACTGACAACCCGCACAGCGTAACCGCTACGCAGGTGGGTCTTGGCAACGTAGAGAATACAGCTCTTAGCACATGGGCAGGAAGCACCAATCTAACGACGTTAGGGACTATAACGACTGGTACCTGGAACGGGGATACCATTGCCTCTGCCTACATAGGAAGTCACACCCATGCAGCTTCAGATGTGACATCTGGGACGTTTGTGGATGCGAGGATTGCACAGTCAAACGTAACGCAGCACCAAGCGGCCCTCTCAATCACAGAGAGCCAGATCAGTGACTTTGGATCGTATCAGCCTCTTGATAGCGGCCTGACCTCTATCTCTGGCTTGGTTACATCTGCCGACAAGATGCTGTACACCACAGCGTCTGACACGTATGCGCTTGCAAGCCTTACATCTTTTGCGCGGTCTATCCTTGATGACGCTGATGCCTCTGCCGTTCGCACTACTATTGGAGTTGATGCGGCTGGCACAGATAATAGCACTGACGTTACTCTTGCTACTGTAAGCGGAAACTACCTCTCTATCTCCGGTCAGGAGATTACCGCTGGCAACGTCCCTATTAGCCTTGGCGGAACTGGAGCTACTACTGCGGCAGGAGCGAGAACATCATTGGGTGTTGATGCAGCAGGTACAGATAACTCTACCGACGTTACGCTTGCTGGCACCTACGACTATCTGACGCTGTCAGGCCAGCAGATCACACTTGGGCAGATTGACCTCAGTACAGACGTAACAGGTACGCTGCCATCTGCTAACATCGGATCGCATACCCATGTGTCATCCGACATAACGGACTTCCAGGAGGCAGTAGAGGATGATGTTGCAAACCTGCTGACAGCTGGTAGTGGCATATCGCTCTCCTACAATGATGTCTCTGGTGTTCTGACTATTACGAATACTGGAGCTGCAATCAACTCGCTTGACGACATCAATGATGTCACTATAACGAGTGCTACTACTGGCGACCTTCTGCGTTGGAGCGGAAG